CAATGAAGACCTGCTTTCATCTCTAAAAGCATGAGACTCGCTTCTAGGAAATTGGCGATAAAACTCATTTAACGCGTCTGCATCGTTTTTTAAAGAATCAACTTCAGCCTTCCAATAGTCTACAGCTCCATTATAAATCATTTCCCCATCCACTCCCATCACTTCTGTAGTAGGTTTTTCAAACACAGGCATTCCATATCTATCTATAAACCCTTCCATGTTCCATTCCATAGGGATAAACAAGGAATACAGACCACTTTTAGTTTGGCCATTTTGATTTCTATTAAGAACATTAGAATCTTCAAATAATTTTTTAAAGTTTCCTCCTCCTTTAGAGAGAGCATTAGAGGTTGACCCCATTAAACACTTTCCTATAATTTTACTACCCAACCTTAAACATGTTTTAGTAACCCTCCAATTATTTAATATATTGTTAGGCTTTATCCACTTTCCACTCTCATCGTGAACCAATAATAATAATTTTTCTCCATCATAAGAATTGTCGTCCGTGTTTTTCCAATCGATAGTGGTGTCAAGACCATATAACTCATCATTAGCCAATTCATACATATTTTTTTTAGTAATCTTGGATGCAGGAACTCTAAATGCTAATTCGGTTTTGGGTTTGTCCATACCATCTTGAATAGGTTTAAAAAAGAAAGGCAGTCGGGTAGAAATAGGCACAACCTTATCTGTAAACATTTTTTTAGCATCAGCTCCCGTTTTTGACAATATTCCAACTCGTGAATCTTTGGCCAATGTTCCCACATTTACACACTCGGAAGAACCCATGTATGAAAACCCTGAACGCCTTATTTTTAAATAGCTCATACCAAAGCATCTCTTGTCAGCCTTGCACGCTTCCCAAAACAAAAAAAATATTCTATTAGCCTCTCTGTAATCAGGATATCCTACATCAATAGTTGTCCATTGGAGATACATGTAATGTGAGCCCGTGATATAAGTAGGTGTTCCATTATTCATAAACCAATGCCCATATTCTCTTTTGTCAAATTCATTTTCAATATAATCCACCCACGTGTTTTTAAACTCTTTGTGCATGTCATTCCATTGAAATATTGATTGTATTTTAGATAAAGGTTTAGGTATTTCGTGGCGCTCCCAATATTGATTTTTTCCTTCAGTGTCTCGAGCTACACATTCTTTGGGAGCAAGAGGAAGGCCTATGATTAGCCCTGACACATTAATAACCTCTCCTACTTTCCCGGTTTTTGAGATATTAATAAAATTATACTTTTCATTGTAACCATATATCCAAGAGCCTGCTCTATTTTTAGTAGTTAAAACTCTTTTAGGTATGTAGTCTTTTAAAACTTTATATAAACTATTTTGAACGTCTTTCTGCAAATCCTTGTTTTGTATCTAAGTTAACATTTCCTTTTAAAGCATTTAAACTCTCCTCTTCGTTATCAATGCGATTTAAAATCTCAAACGCATCAAATATGGCCAACTTTTTAGTGGCCGCTGCATTTTTTAATCTATCAGCCGCCAACTCGTCTTCAGGGTCAGGCTTTATTATCTCTTCTTTAGCCACTTTAATCAGTTGTCTCACCGCCTTCCTTCCGGCTTCTATTATTTGTGTTTTTAATTCTTTTGAATCCATCACGTTTACGATTATATTTCTTTTTATTTTTATGAACTTTAGGTTTAGTATGTTGCCACACTTCTTTTATGTTTGTTTTTTTCCACTCTAAACTCATTTACTCTTTTTCTTTATAGAACATAACAAACACTTGCCTGCCTGTGTCCCATGACTTATTAGGGTATCTACTGTGAAAATAATTAGCAGGATAGGATATAATCCTATTTTGATTATAACCCACCACCGTATCTAAGTTCCATTTATTTAAATCTCCTGAATCTTCTAACAATAACCTATCAAACTCTGTCGCGTCTATAGAGTCGGGTTGATTTTTACCATAATAATGATGACTCCAAAAAGCTGTGCCATGCAAATTATGAAATTTAGTAGGAGAAAAATACAGAACCGCCGCTCGTTGGGGTTGGACACCATTAATTATGCCGTCACTATGTATCCTCCATTCGGCATCTATAACGTCCGTAGAGAGTCTAAAAAATCCCAAAATACAATGTAGTTTTTTATTTTCTTTTTTTTCAAGCAAACTTAAAACTTGCTGCACAAAGGCCGGGTCAGCTTCTTGTACCCAAAAAGATTTTCCTGGAGTTACATGTTCTACATAGGTATTGTTGTTTAAAATTCCCCACGTGGTGTCAAATAAGGATTTATCTAAAAAATTATCTATAAAATATATCATGGCTCTGTTAATTTACAAATTAAAAAGAATGGTCTCGATAGTCTACTAATATTTCTTCTCCTTTTTTAATGTCTTTAATACATTGGGCCACTACTTTATTTTCTTCTACCTCTTTAAATATAGTGTTTTTAGAGTTAGAATGATTAGTAAATCTACCTAAACAAGTTCTGTATTTTGTCTCTTTATCCCCCCCCATTACTGTGCCTATTATCTCTGTGGCCCTAATATTTTTTTTAGCAAAAACTCCTTGCCCATGAATCAATGAGTCTTTAACACAATAGGTACTGTTTTCAACACAAATCACTTTTCCTGCACGCGCATCAAACTCGGGAGTGTCGAGCACATTATTCATATAATGAGCGACATCCGCGTGGGTAAGGTTTTTTTCTTTTAAAAAAGAATCCCAATCACTATGAGCACCTTTAATACTATTCATAATTTAAGTGTTATTTGGTGGTCAAAAATTCTATATAGCTTTTTTCCGTCTACATAAAACTCATACTCCATTTCCGGGGTAAAGCTAATCTTATCTCCTTTATTTACTCCTTGACTAATTAAGTAGTCATTAGGATATTTCATCACCCCCATCAGCGGCTCATACTCACACATTTTATCAATTGATAAGTTTTTTAAAGCCTTAATGGGCTCTACAAAACAATATCGGTCGTATGCATGCCATTCGTCTTTGTGTTTATATAAAAAAAACTGCTCCTTGTCAATTAAAAATATATCATCTTTAAAAAAGCTTTTGCCACTTTTTTGTCGACCATACATGTCATGATAAAACTTAAACACATTATGATGCACCAAAAGGGTGTCCCCCTGTTGAATAGGACCGTCATATTGCAATGGGGTTTCTACCACAATAGCTTCGCGATTTGAAAACTTATGGTCTTCTTGAGATGCACTTACAACAAAATCCACACCTCCAATTTGCTTGGTGTTATTATAGCGTTTACCACCAATAGCTTTTACAATAAATTGGTCGGGTGATTTCATTCAAAAAAGATATTGTATTCAATTGAAATAGGCATAGTGTCAGTAAATTCTTTCCACAAGAATACTTCATTGTCCTTTTGAATCCAAATCTTTATTGCATTATTATCACTTTGTATAAGATGTATTTTGTGAGAACCGTTGAGAACCTCTTGTCCTACAAGGTAATGCATAGCGCCCGATTTATAATCAGGACCTATAGAAATTTTTCTGATATCCATATTTCATTTTATTTAATTAAGAAGTTAAAGGAATCATGTTCGTGTCAAACAGTCTATAAAAAACGGTAAGGGTCATAGTCGAATCACCCTGAGTGGGGTTTGTTCCCCCTGTGTCACCCTGTATAAAAATTCCTCCATTTTCCCCTACACCTTGCCCTCCTCCGACGACATCTCCTAGATAGGTCGGCTCTAATTTTCTCTGGGCTGTCCCCGCTAAATTAGCAAATTCTTTTACCATAAGGAACGAGCGGACAGCATACACATTTGGCACCTCGACCGATACCCCTATGTCGGCTGTGAAATCATAAACTGTTGTTGCAAAATTAACTCTAGCATACACGGACTCTATAGAGAGAAGCTTCCCCATTCCTACATTAGAGAGGATGGTAACATAGTTACTTTTAAGTGTCATTAATTCAGCGACAGTAAGAGTCTTGGTGACCCTTAATGGAAGACCTAAAACTGCTCCTAAATCTGCAATAGGAAAATTCTTGGTTTTGTTATCGTCACCCACATCTGTCCCCAACAACAAGTCACTGCTAGTAGGTGTGGTAATTTGGGAATATGAACTTATTTTAGCCATTTTGTTTTTCTTTTTCTTTTTCTTTTTGAACCACCTCTCCTGTTTCTAGGTTAATGCGACAATCCTGTCCATACTTTTGTAACAACATATCCTCGTCGGCGGCAAATTTTTGTTTTAAAGTTTTAATAACAGTAACCAAGTGCTCTTGATGAACTACAGCATCGGCTAATCTTATTTTTGCTTTATTAAACTCAGTTAATGAACTTCTTAAAGAGCCTAACTCTTCTTGCGTTAATTTTTTTGTTGCCATTGTAATTTAATTTAAAGTTATATTGCAAAGATAGTAAAATTTTCTGTTTATTCTTTTTTGCCGTGAGAGCCTCCAAAGAAAAAATCTACCACTGTATTTACTTTGGCGCTCATAGCTCCAAAAATGGTGGAAATAAAACTTATTTCAAATTCTCCTAAATTCAAATCTCCCGTAACAAAGTATCTAAACATAATAAAACTCAGAGCAAAATAAGCTACTGTAAAAACCGTAGCTAAAATCTTTTGAATAGAAGAATCGTCCGCATACATTCCTCTTGCTGATTTGCGGTCTTCAACCTCTAAAGCAAACATTTCTTTTTCATGAGTTTTTAAGAGCTCCTCTAATTTTTGTTTAGCTTGTGCTCTTTCTTCATCGGTAGTAATGACCTCATCTAAAATATTAGATGCATTACCTATTAAACTTTTAATTATTCCTTTTATCATAATGTTTTATATTCTAAGGGTTTTCTATACTTGGTTTTCTTGTCTTCATTTTTATATGCTACTAGCACCTCTTGACGATTATCTGCTATCTTATAACTAATGTGTATCCATGCGGGATAACATGGGTCTACGTTGGCGGTAGAGTCTCCAAATTCTAATATGCATTGGTCAAAATCTAAACACAACCCCCTAATAGCTTCATAGATTTTTATGTTATCCATTTTACCGTTTTTTACAAATTGGCAATCCACCGCTTCATATACGCAATGCTGCGAATTGGAACTTCCACCCAACGTATGATTCAGAGAAGGCGAACGGTATCCGGAGGTCACTCGAATGGGGCCCAACTCATTGCGTA